TAATAATACATTATCAGGATATTTATTTAAAGAATTAGGTTCAACTTCAGCCTTTGATATTTTTATTTCATCGCCGGTTTTTATAGATTCTCCTAGTTTAGATTTAATATTATCATTACTATCTATTATTTTAACAAAATACCCTTTACCAAGATTATTATTTTCTTCAACATACATAGTTAATTTATCAGCATACATATCATTATCGTATCTGTAATTTGAAGTTATAAATTTAACGTTACAATCTTTTACATAAGTATATTTTGAATTCCATTTCCCATTTTGCATTTCATAATTATTTGCCTCTTCAGTTTTATCTAATAATTTAGGTGCACCACAACTTATTAGAAAACATGTTATAAGTACAATACTAAATATACCCAATATTTTTTTTATCATTATTGCTCCCCCTTGTACCATATTATAACATCCATGCTTGATTATTCAATACTTCCATAAACTTCTTAGCGAATTCTTGAGTTGCCTGTTTGACAATAGCTGCTTTATCTGGCATATTATTTATGTTTATTCCTCCCATATTAAAACTAAATCTATTACTACTACCTGCAACTGCTAGTTGGGGTTGATATACCTTCACTTTTTATTGTGATATTTGGTTTGCAACTTCTCTTCTTGCATCTGCCTTCATTTCTGACACAGAATTCATATGATTTTTAATCTTAGTTCTTTTTTCTAAGTTAACTACTGGATTATCATTGTACTGTACGATTATAGGTATTGTTCTATCAGATAATTCCTATTGTCTTTCATTTACTGTAGATACTCCCTCCCTTATGCCAAAGTATACCATGAATTCATTTACTTTTTAATGTTTATCAAAGCTTCTTTAAGTTTTCTCCCCACTTCATATGTTACTTCTACAATTAATTTTTCAACATCTTGATTTCCACTATTAACTTGTACATCAACTTGAATAGAATTTCCATTTCCGCCGACAACTTGTACTTGTTGTGGTTGAGCTAACTTATATTGTCCTTGCTTAACTTGAAATGGTTCATTATCTTGTTTATTTCTGGCTTTTAATAAATTGACAGTTTGACTATTATTTAAGACTTTTTCTCCACCTTTGAAATTATAGAGCCTTCTTCCTAATACTAGTTCCATTCCACGTTCTCCAACCGAATTTATTCCGGATTCTGCATTATCTGTACCATTATAATGTTGTGGTATATTCTTTATAACTTCTGATGCTGCATTTACTGCACCATTTCCTAATACTTGACCAAGACTAGTTGCTACACCTGAAAATACGGTATTTATAGTTACTGTTGCAGCCTTACCATCAACACTATTAACTTCTTCTTTTACCTTTTGCATATCTGATATAGTATTACTAGCATTGCTATTAATATGAACATCTGCATCAGGAGGAATATCATCTATTGATCCTTTATATTGTTGCATAGTTGTTATTTGCCCTGAGGCATTGGAAGTTATCTGCATGTGTGTTCCATTTATATCTATTATTCCTGTAATTGCTCCATCTGTAGCGCCTTGAACACCTTTTAATTGGCCAATCACATCTCCCGTTGAGCTAATTACTTGATTATTAGAATCTAATGTACTACCAGTAAGTGTGCTTAACGAATTTTGTATTCTTACTCTCTCTGACTCATGTGTTTCCCCAAGCTCTTTTACTTTTTGCTTCAGCTCATCAGTATATCCACCAGACCATCCAGCAGTTTTACTCCATGCTCCATTGATTTCTCCAGTATCTTTATCAACTGTAGCATAAATATCTTCCATTTCCCCACTTGTAGTATTCTTAATCCTATACCAACCTTCTTGAGTAACTTGGTCCAAGTTTTGGAAATGGCTTTTTAAGTAATCTGTACCCTTATGTGCGACTATATCTTCATCACTAAACTTAGCTCCAGTTTTTTCATTAAACATTCCTTGTGCCTGTGGATATGCTTTATACAATGTTTCAAGATCTGATTTCCAATCAAGTTGTGCTTTCTTTAGTGCTTCGTCTCTTGCTTTGCCTGCCTCATCTTTGCCTTTTTGAAAATCTTCTCTTTGCTGATCTGATAAATCTGTATTTGATAACAACGAATCATAATAAGCTAATGTACCTTGATAATTATTTTCTATTTTATCTAAGGAATCTTGGTGGTCTTTCGCCCTATTCTGCAATAATTCACTCGCACCATCTATGCCAGTTACCCTGCTTGCATCATTTGTAAATTGATTCTTCGAATATTCCGCATCATAAGCATTTTGTGCTTTAGTGTATTCTAACTCAAGAGCTTTCGCTTTAGCTAATCTGTCTTGTATTTCTTTAAGATCTTCATCCAAAAGCGTTCCATGTTCTTTTATTTTATCACTTGCAAATTGATAAATGCCATCTCTTATATCAAGTTCTTTATTTATACCTGTCTCAAAATAAGTATTTAAAGAATCCATCACTTTTTGTTCAGTATCACTTGTAACTCCATCTATACTGAAAGTTTTCTGGAATTCACCCTGAATTTTAGATTTCTGATCTTTCATTGCATTAATACTTTCATATGCATAATCATTTACATAGTTCTTTAACTTATTAAGGCTAGATTCATCCATATTCCCGCTATTAGTTAACCTATTTATATCCATTTCAATTCCTAATAAACTCTTTGATGCATCTTGAGCACCTTTTTTAAAACTATCTGAAATGCCTTCTCCAAAATCATCATAAATAAGACCTGCTTCAACCATCTCTTTCTTTGACTTGTTTATATGGCCGTTTAATGCATTCATTACTTTTTCCATAGGCCCTAATTCTTCTGTAGTGGTTGTAACACTCTTCTTCATAAGATTGCTTTGCGCAACTGTTGCTGTCCCAATAAGTGCAACCGATGCAGCTATTGCAAGACCTGCTGGAGTAAATATTGCAGGTAATAACTTGCCTACTACACCTAATTTTGAAATTTCTCCTGCTGCTTCAGCTATTTCTGTAGATATCTTAGCGCCTTTAAATATTCCTACTAAACTACTAATTCCTGAAATTGTATTACCTATTTTCCCAGCTACGCTCAAAGCTGTAAATGCAGCACCTAACCCTATTACTATTTCTGCTAGTGATTTAATTTCTTCAGTATGTTTACTTACATAATCGACCATTTCAACAATCTTATCTGTAATTGTTGGCATTTTACCAGTTAACCATGTTACAAATTGCTTTGCATATGGTGCTAATTTCTCACCTAAAGTAATTTGCATATGTTCAACCGCTGCTTTAAGCTTAATCCATTGTCCTTGCAAATTATCAAGTTTTGTATCGGACATTTTCTGTGCAGCTCCATTGGCATCTTTAAGCTGCCTACTTAATTCACTAACGCTCTTACCTCCTTGATTCATTAATGCAAGTACTCCAGACATAGATTCTGTACCAAATATTGTACTTATTACATCTGCTCTCTTTTGACTTGTTAGCTTTCCTAATGAACCATTTAAGTTATCTACAACATCGCTTAAAGGTTTCATATTACCATGTGCATCAAAAGCATTAATTCCATACATTGACATCATATCTGCTGCATCTTTAGTCGGACTTGCAAGCCTAGCCATTGTTTGCCTTAAAACAGTTCCAGCTTGGCTTCCCTTAATGTTTGCGTTACTCAATAAACCTGCAGCTGCAGCAGTATCCTCAAGGCTTATTCCTAACGCCTGTGAAACTGGAGCTACATATTTCATCGTCTCACCAAGATCTGATACATCCGAGTTTGTAGCACTGGCTGATAAAGCTAATACATCTGCTACATGACCTGATTGACTAGCATTTATATTAAAAGCTCTCAACGTTCCTGATGCTATATCTGTAGCTGATGCTAAATCAAGATCTCCTGCACTTGCAAGATTTAATAAACCTGGCAATGCACTTATTGTTTCATTAACACTAAATCCCGCTTGTCCCAATAATTCTTCAGCTTGTGTAACATGTCTAGCACTCCATGCAGTTGTAGAACCAAACTTCTTAGCTGCAGCATCTAACTGCTCCATCTGTGAATTAGTTGCATTGGTTACCGCCTTAACATTCGATAATCCTTTTTCATATTCTGAGTAAGTTTTTATCGATGTGCCAAGACCTATTCCCCCTGCTGCTATTACACCTGCAGTTCCAATAGATATTACCTTTTTAGCTCCTGTCTTAATCCATCCGTTAATTTTATTCTCAATTCCAGTTATAACTTTACTGGCTTCATCTTTAGCTTTAACTACTACATTTACCTGCTTTATCTTTTTTGTTTTGCTTTGTATTTTATCTACTGTTGATGAAGCTTCATCCTTGATTTTTGCTGTTAAAGTCATACTAGTGCTTTTTAATTTGTTAACCTTCGATTCTAACTTTTCTATTTTACTTGATGCCTCGTCTTTAAGCTTTGCAGTAGCATTAGCAGTTATTTTACTTAACGCCTTTGCTTTCTTCTCTATTTGTTGAGTCATTTTTTCAACTGCAGTAAGTTTACTTTTTGATTCCGAATCTCCTGAAACTCCGACTTTTATATCAAGCCTGTATACTTCTTTATTAGCCAGAATTATCACCTCCCAGCTTTTGAGGTAGCTCTTTTATTGTTTTGCTCTACCTCATACGAAGAAAAAGCTAAGATTAATCTCCTAGCCATATCATTTCTTTCTACTCCATAAAATTCGTCAGGACAGATATTATGCATTGAGAATAAATTATACAGTGCAGTTATATCTCCGCCCCAACTTATTAGTTTTTTATATCTTCTTTTTCCTCTAATTCATCATTAAATCCACTTAGCTCCAACACTTTATTGGCCAAGAATGATATTTCACCTGCTAAAAGTTTTTTTCTTATATATGCTTTACCATCACTAAGCTTAAGTGGCTCTATTAACTTTGGATTATTCCAATTGAAGTTAGTTGTAGCCCCTATAATAAGTGCAGCATCAAAATCAGCATTATTTAATTTTGTTTCAATTTTCCCATTTATTTTTCTTCTAGTTGTACATTCTTCTCTTATTCCGCTAATTTCTTTTTCAGTTAGTCCTTTTAAGTCAATTGCTATTCCTAATCTTGGCACTTGGATATTAGCTGTAGGAACGTCATGTGTCTCAAGCAACTTTGCTAATATATCCTCTTCCTTCATTGCTAATACTTCGTCTTTTTCATTCTTCTTCATAATAAAATTCCTCCTAAAAATTAAATATATAATAATTGCAAGGTACAATGCCCCTTGCTTGGCCTTATATTTTATTCAGCTTCTATTGGATCTACAAGCTCGTATCCACTAAATACAAATGGTGTTTCTGTTTCACAGATATCACCAGCTTTAAAGTTAACTAAACTAACTTTACTAGCTTTACAATTTTTTAATCTAATTCTTTCAGCTCCGTAAGCTTCTGGATCATCTAACTCTGCAAGTAATTCAAACTTCTTAAAGCCCTGCTTAATCATGTCTGATGTAACTTTATAACCTTTTATAGTTCCTGAACCTTTTTTAGCTCCAGCTTTATTATCTTCCCATTCACTTCCACATGTAATAATTGATTTCATATCTGTTTCAACATCAGCAGTACATTCACTAACGTTGTTATGCCATTTACCATCAAGATAAATTTTGCCATAAGTTCCAGAGCAAACTCTGCTCGCATCTAATACATCATTCATTTATATCACCTTGCCTTTCTTATTTTGTAACATTTCCAGTACCATAAACTCTTTTAATAACATCAAGATAAGTAGCATCCCATTTCCAAAAGAATTCATCTGACTTGGCATTTGCTTGTAATTCCGTATCAATCTCAACTGTAAAATCATCTTTAATTACACCTGCTGCAACTAAAGTCTCAAAATATTGCTTTAAAGCTATGATTATTAATGTTCTACCTGTATCATCATTAGTAACTTTTCCTACGAAATCTTTTCTCTTGAGTGATGTATCGCCATCTACAGCATTCATAAACTTTATTGCTCTTATACTTCCAAATACCTCTGTCTTATCATCTGTATAATTCTTAAAGGTATTAACATCGTCAACCACAATGACATTGTCAGCATCTTTAGCTAATACTAGCGTTCCAGCTGCTAGTGCTGCTGCAGTATCTGTTTTATTAAGTCTAGGCTGTATATCATCAAAGATAGTAACCGCATTACATATACTGTCTTTTAATCCTGCCGCTGTTGCTAATGCTGCTATATAAACAGCTACCTCTGAACTTGTATATGTGTTTCCATCATAAGTAGCACTTGTAGCGAATACATTAACAATATCTTCATGATTAAATTCTTTTGATCTGCTATTTACCTGTTCTAATGAATAATTGCTTTGTGGTCCACCTACAAAAGCAATTATATTTGTTCCTTCTTCTTTATTTTTAATTACCCAAGCCTTTACGCTTGCTTGAAGTGACTGATCTGAAATTCCATCTAGTGTGAATCCATCCATACCATAGCCTTCAAATGCACTCATTGCATCTAAATAATGCTCATTTGTTATTCCTGCTGTACCATCATTTCCACCTGTTAAAGCTTGATTTGCTACATTACCTATTGTTCCTGTGGCTCCTGAAACTTTAGTTGCAATAAGATATTCATTTTCTACATTTGAATTAATAGCTGAAATTATATCATCTATATCTCCGCTTATAGCACTCATAGAAAATAATTGAGTTGCTCCTTCATACAATATAAAGTCTACTTTAGATGAATCAGCTATATTATTCCTAATAGTAACATTGAACG